ACAACTGATAGTATTACTATCAAACAAATATATCAAACAAAAGATGTTAGAGATAGTTTTATAAGTTTAATAGATACTTATGTGTTTTATGATAAAATAGGAATTCCGTTTACTGAAAGCGAAAGATGTATCAACGAAGTTGAAAAAGAAGACATTATAAACAAGGCAAGGTCAAACGATTATGTGATTGTGCAGTATCTAAGACCTGATCATTATAGATCAGGAATAGTAATAGGTGATCCGTTAAAAGGAGAAAGTCTTGTTAGTATTTCCGATTAAATGTATTCTTGTAAATTTGCTTACATGAGGATTTGCATTTACAAATGTGTGAGGATATCTTGTATCTACCCAATAAACGCTACCGTCAGCAGGTAATCTAATAAGTTGTTCGTCCACTAAAAAGAAACAGTTTTCGTTAGTTGTAATAGGTATGTGAATTCTTGGGCTGCTATCTTTGTGATATCCATAACAAGTTATACTTGGCAGTGACATGTATCGTGTTCTGTACAACCCATATTCTTCTATAATAGAATATGTATATTCTAACATATCATCGTAAAGACGGACAGTATATTCTTCTTCATCGTTGCGATAGTTTGTATTTGTACTTATAGCACTATTTACATCGTCTTTAGATTTTCCTTGTAAAGGATATTGACGTTGTTCTGGAATATAAAGTAAATCGTCACGAAGTTGATCTAAATCAACTTCGCCTATTTTTTTAATTAAGTGCGACCCAGCTTGTGCCATCGTAACCTTGGAATTGAGTTAATGAAGTCACAAATACAATCATGCCAGCTGCTGGAGATGTTATGTCAGCATCACGTGCAGTAGGATCAGCATACACTCCAGGTTGCACAAAACCTGATGCAGTTATGTTACCAACAACATCTAGTTTTTCGTCTGGATCGTCTTTGCCTATACCTAGCCTACCTTGTCTGTTAAACACCATAGCATTATCGGCACCGGTTGTACCTGTTTCGTCATATGTTAAGAACAATATACGTCCTGGCATAACGCCAGTACCAATTGCAGAAGTATATTTGTCTGGTCCTATTTTTAAAACAGCAGCGGGCGAGTATCCGTTGCCGTCATACCCTGTGTATGACATATCAATAATAGTATCACCTGCAGATAATACAGTTGGTGTTGCCTGTGATCCTCGAGCTGCTTTATATACAGCACCTGGACCGTTAGTTCCAGTTGTAATGCAACTTAATTGGAAAGGTGCAACATCTGGATCATTGTCGTCACTTGTAACAATAACTTTTTCACTTGTAATCAATGCATTATCTACATTACATACAAGTGTATTAGTCATACCATCTAGCAATGCAGTGCTGTTATTTCCAAAAACAGAACCTTGTAAGTCTCCATCAACATAACCGTTTACGTTACCTTGTACATTACCTATAACATCGCCATTGTGTACACCAGTTGTATTACCAGTTACATTACCAATTAAATCGTTAGTTAATGTTCCTACAATTACATCTGCATGTACCCAGGCATTTACTGCATCAACTAGTAATACACTATTGTCAGCAAAAATAGAACCTTTTACATCACCTGTGTGATAACCTGTGGTATTACCAGTTACATCACCAGTGACATCTCCGGTTACATCCCCTGTAAAAGTATTTGTACTTACGTCTACCATTACAGTTGAATTGTCTGCTATTACATCAGAATTAATTGCACCTGCACTTAAAACACCATCTACTGAAAGACCACTGAAATAACCATTACGCCATCTTAAAGAGTTACTACCAATATCGTAAGCAATGTCTTGTGCTGGCTTTAAGTGTCCGGATACATCTCCGCCTACATTAATTAAATCGCCACCTGTTCCATCACCTAAGTTAATGTTTCCAGTAGCAACAATGTTACCAGTAATGTTTATATTGCCTGTACCGTTAATGTTAAAACCGTTAAGGTCTAAGTTACCACCTAATTGTGGATTTGGATCATTGTTTACAGCGTTAGTTGCACCAACTTGCTTGCCGCCGGATGTGGTTCCATCACCGACATAAACCAATTTTGTGTCAGTGGTATATATTAATTCTCCCGATGCGGGAGTAATAGCTAATCTTTCAGCATTTGTGCCGCGTCTGATCTGTAGGGCCATGTACGAACTCCTGGTAATAATTATTCATATGTATTTATGCCTTTTGGAGAATTCATTTACGTTTCTTCATAAACAATCTAGTTCTATTTTGTATATCTCGCTTAACTCGTTCTGTATCTAATCGGAAATCTATGTTTTCTATAACATCTTCGTATTGAGAAAACAAATCCTCTAAAGCCTCTTCTAAATCTGGAATTTCTTGGTCTAAGGACTTTTTAACGTCAATATCCCAAATTTTACCATCTCTGAAGTATACCTTTACACTATCTAAATACTGTACTGGTATAACTTCAACTTCGACATCATCTAAAATTTCAGGCCAGCGATCTATAACGGAAGGGGGGAGCTTCTTGTTCTTAGGCACCTTCTTTCACTTTACTCTTTTTTTTAGTAGGAACAAGTTCTTCTGCTTGTTCTCTAAGACGCTTTGCTTCTTTAAATAAAGAATCTGCCTGTGATCTATACTGTGCAGCTAAATCCTCGTCAGTCAACAAACCATCAGTAGTAACAGCAGCAGCTTCGTTTAACGGCTCTACAACTGATTCAGTTTCTTGTGTTTTTTGTGTTTCTTGTGTAGATGCACCTTTAAGTGCTAGATCTGCAACAGTAACACCTTTTTGTTCTGCGATAATTTGATTTAGTTCTGCTAAACTAATTACTGTTTGTCTATCAGGAGTCATTTCTACAGAGTCAGTGGGCATTTTTACCATCTTGCCTGTTGTATGGAAACCTGCAAGCATGTTTCTGCCATCTGGTAAAGTTGTTCTTGCCATAACCTCAGCAAATTCGTTTGCTCTTTGTCCTGCGTCAGACTCGACTGCTTTCATTAGTGTGTCGTGCTCTTCGGCCATTAAGTTTTCGGTAGTAACTACAACACAGTTATCAGGTTCGTTAGGCACAACTCTGTATGCAACTACAACCTTCCTTTTATTATTTTTAATTCTACCTACATGTTTAAGTGCCATAATTACTCTCCTTTAGCGGCTGCTTGTTGGGTAGAGACTGCACTTAAAAATGTATCTAACTTATTATATACTTGACCAACGGTCATCATTTCGTTAGGTTTAAATGCTCCTCTACTACTTGCAACATCGATAATTGTTTTAATACCTGCTAGGTCTTGGATTGTAAGTTCAGGACCTTGCTCCTGTTGTACAGGTGCTTCTTCAGTTGCAATTTCTTTAGTAACTTCTTCAGTCATTATATACTCCTCTAGTATGTTATTTAATTATATTTTAAGTGTGGACACGCCAAAGTGAAATAAGAACATTCTTTATGATCTTCAAAGCCGATCTTTAAAACTGTATCTATGTCACCATGGTTGTTTACTAGTACAGATTTTCCTATGTAAAATCTGCCTTTTAAGTTAGTAGTAATCCATTTAGATATACTTTGTTCGATGTTATACCTTACTGGTATATTTACATATTCAAAGTGTGGTACAGCTACAGACTGACGGCGAATATTAAAAAAATCGTAATGATTAGGCTTCTTCATAGTGCGCTGTGACGCCGAATGGCGCTTTCATGTCTTTGTCTCTGTGGCCGTGTACAATAAAGATAGTATCACAGTATTCTGGATCACCCCAACTATCCCATGGATACCCGTCTGTAAACATAATAAATTTCTTAGGTTGGATATCATGTTCTTTCATATATTCCCAATTAGCCATAAAGTCGGTACCACCACCGCCCATAATTTCGTAGTCTAATAAGTCATCCCCACCATCTGCACTAAAGTCTTGTTCGTTATAAACTTTAGTATCAAAACACCACAATTTAATATTGTAGTCTTTGTATTCTTCCATGATGCCTTTTACTTCACCTAGAAAATCTTTTGCTTGGTCGTCACCAATAGAACCTGACATATCTAAGCTGACACAAACATCAATTGTGTCCATAAAATTCATTCCCGGTAGTATAGCACCAGTGTGCCAGCCTTTGCGTGACGGACGACTAAATGTATAATCATTGCGAATAGTTGATTGGATTTGCTGACGTAGTAATTCCCGCCAATTCATTTTAGGTTCTGTAAGTTCTTTGATCATACGCTGGATTTCACCTGGCACGTTGCCGGCTCCTGCGCTCTGAGCGGACTGTAACATTCCGTCTTTAATTTCATCGCGTATTTTTTTAAGTTCTTCTTTAGAAAATTTAGGTTTTTTCTTACTGACGTTATTACCGTTTTCGTCTTTTTCTTCTTGTCCATCACCGTCGCCGTCACCGTCGCCCTCCATGTCGAGGTGTTCGTCGAGCATTTCGCCTAGTTGTTTAAGATATTCTTCTCCGTTTTTCTTAGCAGAGTCAAACAGCTCATCGTAGATTTCTTCTGATGTCCATTCTTCATATTTAAAATCTTGATAACAGTCTACAAATTTAGGTTTTTCGCCAATACGATCACGAACAAGCAAATTATTTACTTTGTAATCGGCAGCAATGTTATACAACATAGGGATACGATCACCTCTGCGTCCTAAATGATCATATACGCAATGTAAAATTTCATGAGCAATAACAAACTCAATTTCTTTATTGTTCATTTCATTAAAGAACTGAGTATTAAAATATAAGTTTCTACCGTCAACGGCGGCAGTCATAAGCCACTCGTCGGCAGCAACAATGCGCAAACGTGTAGCCATGTTACCAAAAAACGGATGGCGCATTAACAGCCCTACCCGTGCAACAATAATTCTTTCAATTACATCCTTACGCATCTCTAATAATGCGGATTCTGTAATATTAGGATCCGGTTGCCAATTTTTTAGTTTTGTTTGCGTGTCTTTGGCAGACATTTTTAGTGCGGTATATTGAGGTAAAAAATCTAACATTGCTGATCCTGGTTTGTTAATTTAATATATAGTAACATTATTTACTACAAATGTCAACCTAAAATTTATGGGGGACTAAGCCCCCATAAAATATTATGCAGCCTGAGCTGCCGCAATATACTTGCCATAATTATCGTGGAACTCGTCGAAACATTCTACTTCGTCCGGATCAATTGGCAATGCATATTGAGTTAGTGCAAGTTTGATACCCATAACAACAAGTTCGGTTTCGAAATTATCCATTGCAAAACGCAAGAAGTTGTTGACTTTGTCATCAAACTTTTTATCGCCCTTATCGCAAGCTTCTTTTAGTTCGTAACAAAGAGACACAGTCAAGGAATACATAGCACTGATTTCTTTTGACTTTAGCTCTTTTACCTTACCAGAAAGAATATCGCTAGGGTTAGGCATTTGTCCAGCAACTTTACGGTGTGCCATAAATTTGACAGCCAAGCCTTCACCAACCGAGCCACTAACAAGATCGGTGGTGGTGTTCTCATCATCGTCGTCTTCGAGTAATTCTGATACAAACGACCAAGAACGAGGAGTAGCAAAAGAACGGCTAGGAGACTTAGGATCAAAGTCATACAAGTCTTTCTTAGAGAAAGTCAAGTAGCCTACAACATCTTTATGGATGTTGTTTTCAATTGCCCAAACAAACCAGTCATCAAATGATACTGCAAGTTCGATATGTACAAAACGGTTTGCCAATGGAGCCGGCATACGGTAAGTGACGCCTTTATCTGCTTCACGGTTACCAGCGGCGACAATCAAAACGTTGTCTGGCAATTCGTACTGTCCTACACGACGATTAAGAATTAATTGGTATGCTGCCGCTTGTACTGCTGGCGCTGCCGAATTCATTTCGTCTAAGAACAAAATAATGTATTTGTGTTTTGCAGCCAGTTCTGCGTCTGGTAATTCTGCAGGCGCCGCCCAAACCATTTTGTTATCGTTGGCAGCGTAATATGGGATACCTTTAATATCTGTTGGCTCCCAAAGTGAAAGTCTAACATCAATTACATGAGCCTCCATTGATTCTCCAATTTGATGTACAATATCTGATTTACCAATACCTGGAGGACCCCACATAAAAATTGGGCGTTGTTTTTTAAAAGCTCGTACAATGCTTTTTTTAGCTTGATTCGGTGTTACAGTGCGGCTAGCGACAGCTTCCATAATGTATTCCTTCGTTTTTGTTTCAGTGCTTAATTTCTTACTATGTATATATAATAGCATCACTCTAAAGGAAATGTCAACCTTTTTTTCTTCAATTTTATTACAAAACTTCCAGGATTATGTTTAGGCTGTGACCATTCTCTAATATAAGGATGATTATGTGCCCAGGTAGGAAACTCGCGCATCATAGCACCTTGTCCTGTTATGACTACACATTTTCTGTGATTTGCAAGATACGCTTCGTCTACTGCACGTTTGAATTTGCGCCAGCCTTCGTGTATGTGATATCCGTGTAGATCAATCCTCATTACCTGATTGTCTTTTCATCGCTTTTGAAATACCATATTTTCTTATATCTCCTGAAAATAGATGCAGTTCGACTGCCTTTTTTTCGTTAGTTACTGATATATTCCGATTAGTCAAGTAGTACGGACAATCAATAAACTGATCTAAAAAAATTAATACTTGGGTTGTAATTTGAAAATTAGCTGGATAAGGAACTTCATAAGTTTGTAAATTTAGTTCTTCCTTTACAAATCTATATCCTTCATCTGTAAGTCGTAGGCCGCCCGCATCCTTGGCTCTAGTATTTTGCCACCATACAGGCATGTATTCTTTCAAAGTAGCATGAGATATAGCAATATCTTTTTGTTTTAGAAATATTTTAGTGTATGTTTCTTTCCAGTTCATTGTTGACCCATTCTGCTATAATATCATGACCGAGGTTATTAAAATGGCCTGCATCGTCGATTACATTTTGCCTTGCTATATTAGGTATATTATTGTATTCGAAGCTGAAGTTGCTTTTTTCTTTTATTGCGTTTACTAGAATATTGTGCTCTAAATTGCCCAGTTCTTTGCTATAAAATCTATAATAGTTTTTTGCAAATTTTATTTTTTGATAATCTTTAGTCCATTGCATCCTTGCATTTCCAGGAACAATAGTTGATATACTTGTATTAGCCCTAATATTGGGATCTAATCTATAATAATTATTTGTATTATAGAGAGAATCTAAATTGACTTGAAAGTCGCCTATTCTAGAAAATCTATGAGGATGAGTAATTTGAAATATTATTATATCTGCTGTGATTAATTTTGAAAATTCTTCTAACAAGTACAACGAAAGCGTTACACTAGAGCCACCTATAGCTAGGTTGTAAACTTTGTCTTTAGATCTAATTTTAGATAATTTTTCAGCCCAACTATAATATTGTTCTGGCATTCCGGCAGTGTAACTGCATCCCAGACAAAGAATATTCATTTCTCTTCTTCTACTTTTTCACCGGACGTTAGTTTAACTACTGAAAAATCGTTACAATTAAACATATCGTTTAATTTTTTTGCTAAATTGTGTGCGTGTCCTGGATTAGAGAAGGAAACTTTTTTATACTTAGGTCCAGGATAGTTAGTTAACATATTAGAAGATTTCAAATTGAAAGCTTCATCCTTATAGAATACTGCCCAAATGGCTTCAGCCTTCAGAACTTGTTCGCTTTTATATGTTTTTTTATCTATGTACTCAACTAGTACCGTCGGCTTCGGTCTACTCATATGCGCAATCCTTAAATAATATACGCATATATTTATCTCTTTTTAGTTATGTGCGCACATTACTTCCAGCCGGCTCCTGCATCCATATTAATTTGTATTACTTGGTCATCGTTAGATGATTTAGAAATAAGTATTTTTTCTAGGTCGCCGTTCAATCTTGCCATAACTTCTCCCAGTGCAAAAGCAAGTCTTTTAGCTTGGTCTAAAGACATTTTAACTTCTTTTGCTCTACTCGCATCTGCACTTTTTGTTTGGGAAATAAATTGCTGTATTGGCGCAGTATTTAAAGGTTCATTTTGCACGACTTAACTCCTGTCGCATTTCAAGTTCTGTTTTGAAAGGACCTTTATAATGATAACGTTCTAGAGTGATAAGTTTTGGACAAAAGCTTTTCACCCATCCTTTGTCAAATCTTATAATGTAATAACCTGCACAATATAAACTTTTTGATTTTTCACTTTTTGTAAACAATGGAAGTTTACGTTTTACATCATACATATCGTTGTAAGGAACACAACTAGTAGGAAAACTATTGCTTTCTTTCTGTTCGTGTTTTTCTATGCTTAAATTTGTCCAAGTGAGTTTATCTTTAAATTTTTTAGTAAGTTGTTTTTCGTTTTTAAAAAATCTAGTTCCAGTAGAATCGCTGAGCATATACTGGTCATCTGATATAGACAAGGTACCTACCCTAATACCGTTGTCTTCTACAATCCAAAATTTGTTTTTAATAATTTCTTTAGCATTAACGCTCATACGGATACCTCGCTTGTAATGGTTCAGAATAATGTTGTGCTTGATCTGCAATACGTTGCATATCCCACTTAGCACAGAACTTCATAAGACGCATACCGACCTGTGTAACATCCTTAGGTTCTACTTCGTTTATTGTGTTATTAATTATCTCTTTGATATCAGCTGGCTGTGCAGTTAAGTCACAAAGTGTTACATTGCGGTTGTAGTCGTCCAAAACACGGTGCTCAACACCATTATGATCAACCCAACGCTGTAACATAAGATTATTCCAGTTATAACCTTTCGTGGTCTTATCGTCAAATGCTTCCAATAGACCAACTTTATTTTTTGTACCTTTCTTGCGAACGCCTGGATAAGCGGAGAAAACATTGTCACTGGTATCACCTCGCATACATTTTTCAAATAACATAAATTGTGGATTAGGTGCAGGCTTAGGCTCACCTGTTTTCTTGTCTACAACAGCCTTGCCCTTATCATCAAAGTATCCTTCATGTGTAATAGTTGTGTTACTAACGCCGTTATACTGCCTTACATTAGGTGCAATTAGTTGTGCAAAGTCACCGTCTGTACTGATAATAACATGATTGTCATTGGGATGATTTTGTACCCAACCTGCAATAAGATCGTCTGCTTCTAGTACAGGATTATGTAGTACAGTGCAGTTAGTTTTGTCGGAAATAAAGTTTTTAAACTCATCAAAGATTTCAAAGAACACTGCATCTTCTTCAGCTTCACGTGGGCTCATTGCGTCACGAGTTTCTTGACGGTTACGCTTGTACGGAGCATAAAAGTCTTTGCGCCAGCTACGTCCTTCTAAGCAGAATACAACATGGTCAGCGTCAAAATCATTCCATGCCTTTTTAATACTATTAAGTGTAATGTGTAGTGCCATACCTACTTTTGTATCGATATCTCCACGTACTACATGACGTGCTCTAAAGAAAGTGTTAAGTGTGTCTACAAGTATATAAGTTGCCATTTTAGTGCCTATGATGGTTACTATTATCTATTATAGTGTACACGAATATGTGTATTATGTCAACCATTATGATACAGAACTTTTACCTTTATCTATCGGAACAACATTAATATAACCTGCACCTCTATCTGTATCGATGCCTTCTTCTTCTAACATTTGGTATACAATAGTTTTAAACCAAGCATCCACAATTAGTTCGTTTGTTTCACCACTATAACCTGCATCGAGCAATTGCTCGATAAATTCGTTGTTCCAGTCTAGTTCGAAAAAACCGTTACGAATGTTCTCTGGATTAACCTGTGTATCTAAAACAGCGACCCATGGTTCGCCTTTTTTAGTTGCTTCTTGTTTTTCAATTTCAAGTGCAGCTCTACGATTTTCTTCTGGAGTAAGTTCTTTTTCTTTAACAGGTTCTTCTATAATTTTAGGAGTTACACCTAGCGTTTGTTTTAGTTTATCCCACATCTTTTTCTTCCTTTAAGTATTCCACGCTTTGTGTCATACGTGTTATTGAAAAATACTTAGGGTCATTATAAGTATGTGTACCTTCTGCTCTTAGATCAATATACATACCTTCTTTTTGTAGTACAGCCCAAAGAGCATTTAAATCTTTCAACTGCTTTTTAAAATCATTAACAAGTTTAGTTACTTTTGGGTCCTTCATAATTGTTTCCTTATTTTCTCATATTGTTTTTCAGTAATCTTTTTTGCTTGTAAAACTTCAAGATCTTCTTTGCTAAGTCCCCCAGGCATTTCCGAATAAGCTGATGTGTAGTCTGGGACTGAATCGCCAGCCTCTTTCCATACACGCTTCTGCCACGTCTTTAACGTTGAGACTATATTCTTCCGAACGTCCTCCAAGCGGCATAAGATATACTGGACACTCGATGCCTGCTGCACGATATTCTTCAACAGCTCTATTAACTTCGTCAAAGTCATCCATAGTAGCAACAACAAACTTGAAATACATATCACTGCCATCCACAAGGGAATACTCACGAGCAACGTCAGGCTTAATAGCATCACTCCAAGGTTCGCCTGAAACGGAGAGCTTTGGTGAGCAGCTAAATGTGACTTTAATTCTATCGTTATCGTTGAGATAATTGAAGAAGTCATCATGTAAAGGTTGTGTAGTATTAGTTTCAATTGTGACATTTTTTAAATCAGCCATTTTAGGATGTTCAAACAACTCTACATAAAGTCGTTGCCAAGCTAGTAATGGCTCTCCTCCTGTTAAAATAAGATGTACGTCTTGACCATTGTCCATAGTCCACTTGCCTTCTGGCAGTAAACTAATCAAGTGTTCAACAACTTCGTCTACTTCTGCAAGTTTGTTGAAGTGTTTAAACTCTGGATAGATACTTGCATAAGTATCACAACCTGTATGGATAATAGGCAAGTCTTCAAATTTTTCAGTTGTTTTGTGTACACCTGCGTCAAGCAATGCTTTTACTTCTGCATTGTAACGCTGACCTTCTTTGTGTTGTTCCCAGCGATCTTTTTTAGTGTCAACACCGAAGTTCATACAACGGAAGTTACAACCAAATGTACGTAGGAATACACTGGGTACTCCTACAAACTTCCCTTCACCTTGTACACTATAAAATGCTTCACTGTAACGTAGTTTCATTGTTGGTTTCCTGTTAACTGCTTCATAAGAAGGATAACCTTTTTCAAATACTGGACTTTCAATCATTAGCAAGCAAACTCCTGTTGTAATTTAATATTGTCAAAGAACTCTTTCTTTGTACCAGGATCTGTTTTAAACGCACCTTTTAGTACAGTTGTTTGTGTAAGTGAACTATGTGCCATAATGCCTCTATTTTCACAGCAACCGTGTGTTGCTTGAATGTACACACCTAAGTGATCGGCGCCAGTTGCTTTAGCAATCTCACGAGCAATGTCGTTAGCAAGTTCTTCTTGTAGCGTACCACGTCTAGCACACCATTGTGCAATACGTGTATATTTAGAAAGACCAATTAGTTTAGCACTTGCAATAATACCAATATATGCTACACCAGATACTGGCTGATGGTGATGCGAACAAACACTTTTCAGTTCACTTCGTACAACTAACATACCTTCATAACGATCATCGTCATGATTAGGAAATGCTGTTGCACTTGGAACAGGATCATACCTTCCGCTCATTAATTCATTAAAGTACATTTTAGCAAGACGTTTTGCTGTACCTTGTGAGTTAGGATCGTTGTGTCGATCAATTAGTAGTGTGTCTAGTACACCTTCAAATGCAACAGTTGCTTCTTCGATAAGTTCTTCCTTATCGCCTTTCTGTAGTACTTCTGAAATGTTGTCGCCAGCCCAATAGCGAATGTTTGCATCTTGCAAACGGGCTTTAATTTGTTCTGCTTTGCTCATTTAGTTCTCCGAGTTATAGACGAGGATGTCTATTATGTTGTTATTATATACTTTATTTAGGTTTTTGTCAAGTATATTATGCAAAATATCCATCAATAACTTCTAAAATATCATGATATTTTGCTATTTCCATCATTTCTTTTTCAATCTCATCCATTACATCTCCGTGTTCGCCGATGCCTGCTGGATTGTTTAGTAGAATTTCTACGTTCATTCTGTGCTTTTCAACGTGTCCTAGTGCATGATCTCTCGATGCTTTAAGTAGTTGCTGTCTCATTTTTATAGTTTCCTTTCTCTGGTATCACGTGCCGCACTCCTCCACGAGGATCTTCCATATCACCCTTGCGGCGAGGGATGAGATGTACATGTGGATACATAACAGTTTGACCTGCTTCTTCGCCTATATTTTGACCGATGTTGTAAGCATTGCAATAACCTTTTTGCACCCAGTCATGGCCCCATGCATAGGCTGCTTTGTAGCACTTAGCCAAATGGTCCCAATCTTGTACCTTAGGCACAAAAAGAACATGTCCTTCGGTTACAGGAAAGCCGTCTTTAAATACAGTATATTCTTTGGTATCTATTAGTATGTCCTTCCAAGGTACTTCGTTAAACTGCATAAAACTCTTCCTCAATGTATCTTTTTAATTCGTGATCACCTACATTTTCAGGTAGTTCTTTTTTATAAAACAGCCTATAACTATCGCTACCGTACTTTCCAATGCCATATAACTCTGTAGCATCTTCGCCGTCCCAATCTTCAAACTGTTCGCTCATTCTATACAGTCTTTCTGCTCGAACTCGTTTCATTCCTAACGGTGCAATTACTTCTTCAATCTCGTCTCTTGTTGCATGAAGTAATGCAGTGTGCGTTGGCCATTTAGAAAAGAAAACAGGTAGAACAGCCTTTACTTGTTTTCTGCCTGTTTGGTTTAAACACATGACGCCCACCATATGTTGCCAAACATTTTCTACTTGCTGTTGCACCATTAAATCATCTCTCACTGTCCGACATTCTCCCAGGGATAAACTAACCAAACATCTTCTTCTGACTTGTTTACTTCATGCACACTGTAGTCTACAGTGCCGTCAAACTCGCTTGATAAGTTATCTGTAATAGTAGCAAAGCGAACGTTCTTGTGCCATACGCTATCCCAAGTACTTTCTTTTGGTAGACAACTGCTTTGCCAATCCTTTTTTATCCAGTTAAATGTAGCACCAGTATCGTTAATATCATCTACAATAAGAATGTTTTTGCGTTTGCTTAGGTCCCAACGAGTTTTATAAATTTCACGATCTTCTTCGTTTACATAACCAAAAGCATCTTCGCTCATCCAACAGTTACTTTCGCAACCGTTGTCATCTCCGTTATCACGTAAACTAATCTTTAGTGCTTCTCCACGCACATTTAACATATTAGATAAAATAGTTGCAGGAACATTGCCGCCTCGTGTAATACCTACAATGTAGTCAGGCTTCCAATTGTCATTATACATTTGCAGTGCAATGTTTAGGCAAGCACGTTCTATGTCCTGCCACGAATAGTAATGTTTCTTAATCATTTCAATGCCTCAAAGGTTTTGTATTTTTCAAGTTGTTCTTCGTAAGCATCCTTTAGTTCTTTTAGTTTAGGATACTTTGCTTCCATATCTACATCACGCTTTAATAATAACAGAGAATCACGCATTTCGTCAAGTTCTTTTAGTATGTCTCTACCTTGTACAATAGCCCGACCCTCTACAGTAAGAGAGTGTTCTACAGGAAATATGCTTTCAATATGATCACGCATCGTCTTTGGCTCCGCGGGCAAGGTACTGCTCGTTATGGATCCATTCTCCGTCTTTGAGGAATCCCCATTCAGTGGCTTTCTTGCCCATGAAGAAAAGACTCCAGCAAGGGATTTCATTACCATGTTCATCTCTTTCTAATTCTAAATAGTGCAAGTCACTGGCTTTGCGATAACGGAAGTGACCAGGTCCTCTCCAGTAGCGTCCTTGAGGAGTATTCTCCCAGTAGCCACCTTTTAGGATAAGTGTAGCATATGACCAAGGATGATCGTGCAGTGTGGGCTCATCACTTAGCAATACTTTGTGTAGTGTGATGTTAAACGGAAACTGCTTTCTATCTTTGAGAAAAACGTAATAACGGACTAGATAAGGAACATTGCTATCACGCTCTGTGATAACACGTCTACGTCCTAGTTTGTCCATAATCTTAGAAAGGAATGTCATCGTCAATCTCTCCTGCCTTTATCTTTCCTTCATAATCTTGTTGCACCATATCGTACACTGATTTAAAATTACGCCAAACCTTTTCTAATGCTGGATATTGTTTACACATTTTTTCAACTTCACTAGGCCAAATACCATCTTCACCTGTTAAGTTCCAAGTATGGCTATCATAACTTACTTCTGATGTATTAATTGTAAATGTACCGTCGTTAAGATATGAAGTATCGATTGTAATGTCTTCACCGCTTACATAATCATCTATATTAATAGTAATTGTATCAGTTTTTGATTGCGTCATACAGTGCCGCTCCACTAAAAAATTCTTTGTTTAGTTTAGTTCTTTGTTTTTCTAAACTGACGAGATAGTCATTATAGTTTTCCATGTAGTCGCGAATCTTAGCAACAAGTTCGCCACGATACTTAATATATGAACTCCAGTCTTCAGTCCATTTGCTAGGATACTTAAACTCTGGTAATGCCATTTCTGTATAGCTCAGTCTATCTGGCACCATAGGAATAGCATCTACAAGTGCGCCTTCGTACCAACTAATGCCTAGTGTTTCTTGTAAATTAGCTGAGAACACCATCTTTGCTTCACCTAGCAAGTTATGATATTCGTTCTTTGTAAGCGAACGCTCTTGACAAACTACAAACTCATATTCAGAGAGATGATGAGATAAATCACGGAAGATTTCAACTTGTTTTTCAGGAGCAATACGATGCGGAAACAAGATAAGGTTACGCTTGTCCATGCCACTGTAAGTAACAAGCGATTCTTTCAAATACTCCATAGGCCATCCTACACGTTTTATACTATCGTCTGCCCATACTTCGCTATAGTCAGGTACAAATACGTCTTTAAACATATCAATATGAAAGTCTGTAGCAAAGAAGTTATCATCGTAACATTGGAACATTGACATTTCTGCATGACGTACCCAACGAGCATCGCCTATTAGTCGTCCAAGAAAGTCTTGAGGATCATAGCTGCCAGCATGCCAGAGACCGCCGACATTAATATCTGTGCCAAGAAGGCTAGCCATGTATCGTAACTGAATAACGGTAGGGTTCCAAGCATCAGTGTAAAGGAAATAGTCCCCACTATTAATTTTGCCGTCGCAGAAGAGTCGACCAATCTGCTCAAGCTGATTAGACTTGTAAACATTTGTACCTCCAAAATTGAGAAACGCCCCAGGTGTTGTAGCCTGCGGCGCCTCTCCTCCACTTATTACAACAACTTTTTCATTCGTAGCTCGTTGCAGTTGACGCGGAAGGTGTTCTTTCCACTGCTTTGTATAGCGTGTGTCAACTGCTTCAATGTCTACGATGTAAATAGTCATTAATTTCTCCGATTATTAAATTTGCGTCCTGCATTGCGAGCTTTTGCTCGCATCCATCCTTGCCATTTTTGATAGGCTTCCCAATTAGGGTCGTCCTTGTTATACAAAGCTTTTTCATCAAAAACTTTGCCTTCGAAGCGACAATAGTCGCGATACTTATCTAAGTCGTTAAACACTTTAGTATATGCTTCACGATTAAATTCGATTGCCATTTTATTCTTCCTTTAATAGCATTAATTTGGTTTAGGATAAAAGATTGAACAGCCATTTTCATTATCTTCAGCTACGCTGATCTCTACAAAGCGGCCGGGATACTTTGCAGAAATTTCATTGTACAAGTCATCTGCGATCATCTCACAGCTCTTGTGATTTAACTCTAGTACGCCTTCAACGTCATAGAGTCGTTGCATCCAGCGTTTAAACTGAATGAACTCAATATCGCGATCGTTATGAAATACTTCAATACGAACACGAAAGTGAAAGATATGGCGATGTGGAATACCAAGGAATGATACATCATCCCAATCGCCTGTTGCTAGTGCAGGGTCTTTGTCAGCACCTGGATACATATGTACACCTTCTTTTGCAAAGGTAACCCAAATACTGCGTTCTGCTTTACGCATTACATTGTCTTGCGCCATTTTAAAATCTTCTTCTCTCATTCTACGTGCCATATAATCGTGGTAGCGTTCTTGCATTGTCTTTATAGTATACTTTCATTCTATAACTTTGTCAAGGCCATATTTCGTCCAATCCGTAAATTTATTACGGTCCATTAGATCATGTAGGCTGTGACACCAAACACCTGGATTGGTTGCGTTAAAATCCTTATCATCCAATTTAATCATGGTGTTATAATTATACTGTTTGATGTAAGGAAGGGGAATACGAATCTGCGGAATAAAGTTATCGCACTCAATCATACGACTTTCAAGCAGTGCTTCCGCATGACTGTAAGGAAGATCTAAACTACAAAGAATTCCCTTGTCAAGGAATGTCATAACCAGTTCTTCCCATTCGTCCCATGCATCTGCATCTTTTGGAAAGTTTACTCCTGGGTTGAAACTGTGATTAGCACCAAAGAAGATATGTTCACACTCTTCGTCAATAAAATGTTTTTCAATTAGATAGACGTCTTGTACACCAGTTACAAATAAAGTTTTCTTTCCAATAGCAGGAGTCTTTTCAACTTCTACACCTGTAAAGAAGATAATATCTTCTGCTACACCTGTTTCGTAATCTCGTTTCATCCTAGTGCCTTTAGTTCTGTTTCAAGTCTGTGAATTTCATCTTTAAGCCAAAGTTTTTGGGTTTTTTTACGGTTAATTGCACCGTCGTCTTCCCATTTATTATACATGTCTTTTATCTCGTCGTCAAGCTTTCTATGACGTTTATATAACTCTTGTAGATAATTTGCAATTTTATTGTGCTTCTCCGTGAAGTTGCTCATCTTCAAGTTCCTCTAATTTAGTTTCATCAAGCTCGTTTTCATCGACAGTATCACTTTCATCGACTTCAAATAAATTATCAAAAAATGTGCTTGCATTTACAGTCTTTTTACCAACTGCACCCCTAGTACCAGGAATAGCCATCCAAAAACGGCTATGCTCGTCGACAAGTGCTAGTGCCTTGTCTTTGTCGTCTGTTGCAAATATTTCTTCCACAACATCTCTAAAAAATACCCTGTCAAATTGCTCTTGAACAAGCATGCGCGGAACGCATCCATTGTCGTATTGTCTGTTTGCTTCTTGTACTGCATTAATGTGACTCCATACATTATGACCCATTTGGATAGCGTAGGAAAAACTATCCCAAGACGTTTTGCCCTCTTTACCTATTTTGTTTAGGTCTCCTGGAGCATACGTACAAACGTCTGATACTTTGAGTTCGGCAGTAATGGGACTGTCTTCAAAGTTTTTAAATATCCCATCTGATATAACAGCATCTCTAAACAAGCGTTGATCTGTAGCATATTTCTTATTGTCAACTGACGGCACCATACGATACGTCCATTTGCTTCGGTCTTCAGTCTCATTCTGAATGTAGATTTGTCCATTCGCGGTTGCCAAGAAAGGACTAGCACAGTCAAAAGTAATAGTATAGTTTTCATTATGATGTTTCCGTACTGCTCGTTGAATATCAGTTAGTAGTGTAGCCCACTCTAGTTTGCTTGTACCTAGGAAGTGCATAAAGTCTTGCACACCTTTTTCAAGTAAACCGTCATAGCGTAGTGCAATCAATCTTTTAAGTACAAGATGTACATCGCACATATTCTGACCACCCATTGACCACCCATTAAAATGTTCATTTGGATATTGTTTAGGATCACTGTACTTCTTCATACGCTGATACCAATCTTCTGCGTCAGCGTGATTTTCACCTTGTAGAACGTTTAAAAATTTACAGTTGCCGTTGCGGTTACGAATAAACCAATCGTTGTTAATGTAAGTACCTTGTACTGCTTCCATGTAACTAGTGATACCAGTTGCTTTTTGTCCTGCAGGCGAACGTGCTACCCACGCAGGAATATCAAGGATCATACCATAGTCCATATAAGCATCCATCCACGTAAGCACCTGCTCACGTTTCTTTTGTGCTTTTGGACAGCTAGGATCTTTCCAATCACCTTCCCAAACGCCTTTACCAATCTGGAAGCCGCCTGAGTCGCCTAGTATCCAACTGTTGTTACGATCTCTGTTACGCACCATATCTTCTTTTGGAGCATGCTTGTTTACATCAAGATCGGCATGACCTGCAGAGTAAAGTGTCCAGTGATAATTAAACAATCCATCCTGCTTATTTAGGTAGTTAAGACTTTCAACACCATTTGTAAAATTTGAAGGAATACGTGCAGGATCTACATAGTTATCAAAACGTTGTTTACCTACGTAAGTGGCATAAAAGCCACTTAACGCAGGAAGAAAAACAGCATAATCTTTTTGTGTTGCAGTTAAGTCTCTATTCATTACTTACTCTGAGCTGGAAGAATATAAGCGTATTTTGCCATACCCGAATCTACTGAAATTTGCATTGCACCTTGATCTGAAATACTCATAGTTAAATCACCATCTAGATTTAAGATACTTTGTACTTGTGCTACTGGCCAACTCCAGGTGTGTTGTAAACTTCCCTCAACACCGTGTTGAAAAATAAACTCGCCTGCGTGTGTGCTTGCATCACCAAAGCTAAACACTAGATTGCCATCTTCTGTTTTTACTTTGAAAACAGTTTCTTCTGAATGTGCTGCACTTTGTAATTTCATACGTGCAATAGATGCTACGCTTGGTGTAAAACTTACATTCCAATTTGCACCTTTGAACTTAACAGTTTTAAGTTTTTCCTCAATGATTGCTTTGTTCATAAAGCGATAATCATTCTGAAAATCACCTGCGGCATTTTCAAAGTGAATGTGTGTCGGAACTGTTTCACCATTACGTTCTGCTTCGACAACTTCAATCTTTGCGTCCTTTTGGTACTCAGGATTTTTTAAATGCAAATTTAGTTTGTCTAAGTTAGGCATACCAAATGTGCCTTTAAACTCTTGTATTGATGAGTGTGTTTGTGCTGATAAAATAACAGAACGATCTTCTGCCATTGAGTCAATTTGTGTGCCTTCTTCGTTGCTAACTTTAACCAAACTAAGAAATCCTAGTGAGTGTGTATGTGCAACAATATCTTGTAAAATGTCTTTCATGTGACTGTTTCTCCATTGAATAAAGTTATTATATTGTCTAAGCCTTTGTTTGTCAAGAACTTTTCTACTGTATATTTAGGTTTAAAGCCTAGTGCCTTCATTTTTTCTGTATTAGCGCAAGTCCATTCTCGCTCTCCTGGGGTATTTAGACGCACCGGCAAATCAGGTGCTAAGTCTTGGATCCTAACAGGATGCCCCGTACCAATATCAACCACTCCGTTTACATGTGTTTTTCTAATTAGTATTTCGATTGCATCTAGAACATCTTCAATATGTATAAAATCTCTATAATGTCTGGTAACATATTCTAATTTACCATTTTTTAATTTATTAAAGAACATGTTTTCTCTAGGACAATTATCGGAATACACTGTATGAAAACGCATACCTAGTGTATTTGGATAACGCTCCCCTAGTTCTTCAAGTATGTATTTACTAGCCGCATAAGGGTTCAAATCGGGCTCGTATGCGCTCGAACTGCTCGCATACAGTATACGTGTATCAGGATAGCGTTCAAACAGTCTGCGGCTTGCTTCTACATTGTTAAACCAGTACCCTGCAGGATCTTTTAAACTTTCACGTACACCACTTTTACCTGCTAGATGTATAATTAGATCAAACTCTTCTTTTAAATCACATGTGAGCAAGTCTTGTGTTTGGTTTAGCTTATCTCTATCCCAACCGTCAATTAAGTCAATACCTATTACTTGATTGTTCTTTTTTAATCTTTTTAGTAATGCAGAGCCTATAAAGCCTCTATGTCCTGTTAGTAAAATCTTCAATTTGCTATTCCTTGTTCTTGGAACCATTGCAGATATTCTAAAGTGTTACCCCAGTGAGATATAGCTCTGTGATGATGTACAATTTTTGCTAATGGATAGTCATTACCGCCTTCATCCATAGAGTCTCCAAAAAACCATAAAACATCTTCCGGATCAAAATCTTTTTTAATTTGACTTTTGTCCATTCCTTTTGGACTTATATCTAGTCCTGTTTCTCCGCCTACTTTTGCATCGAGTTCTGTAAAGATTAAATTAAAGTTATGTGCAATGAGATCACGCTCGTTATATTCTGTGTCCCACGTAACATATTTTGCACGTTCTATTTTATCTGCGTTACGTCCTACAATACTAAAGTTACAC